GAAACATAGCTTAGTTGGTAAAGCATTCGACTGATAATCGAAAGACCACTGGTTCGAGTCCAGTTGTTTCCATTGGAAGTGTGGCAGAGAGGTCTAATGCAGTGGATTGCTAATCCGCCGATGCCTATAAAGGCATCCGTTGGTTCGAATCCAACCACTTCCGTTTGGCAGTATAGCTCAGTTTGGCAGAGCACGGGTCTCATATTCCTATGGTCGGTGGTTCAAATCCATCTACTGCCATGTGTCGTTAGTCTAATGGTAAGACAGGAGATTGTGGTTCTCCGTATGAGGGTTCGATTCCCTCACGGCACCCCGTTGGGTTAGTCTAATGGTAAGATGCAGGTCTCCAAAACCTTGCGATGGGGGTTCAAATCCCTCACCCTTCGCCAAGTCCTTTTAGCTCAGTGGAACAGAGCAGTAGGCTACGAACCTATGTGTCGGGAGTTCGAATCTCTCAAAGGACGCTTGACAAACTCTCAAAAGTTTGTTACTATATACATTGATAGAGATTAAGTCACTGTTATGCCCTGATGAGGTATATCACACTTAATCCATCATCGTGGGGAAGTGTAACGGTTGCACAGAAGTCTCATAAGCTTCAGGTAGGTGGTTCAACTCCACCCCCCGCCTCCATTATGCCCTTGTATTCCAACGGTAGAGAAGGTGGACTTAGAATCCATACAGTGTAAGTTCGAATCTTACCAGGGGCACTTGACAATCAAACTTAAATAGTTTATGATTGTCTCATAAGCGGAGTTAGTTCAGCGGTAGAACGCTATCCTTCCAAGTTAGATGTCGTCGGTTCGATTCCGATACTCCGCTCTTGGTAGTCGTTATGCAGATAGCATAGAAAGACGCCAAAGGAAGTTAAGTCAAAGAATCAAGACAAGCAGACAATGCCCTCGTAACTGGTGTAAGTCCAGTAACTTCCTATATTCCACAATAGCTCAGCGGTAGAGTCGGTGACTGTTAATCACTTGGTCCCTGGTTCGAATCCAGGTTGTGGAGTTGGAAGTGATCCTGCGATAACCTCAAGAGCTCTCCTTCCACTAAAACCTAGAATATTTCTAGGTCAGGGGGATGGCCTCCCCTGTTTCGGGCGATTAACTCAGTGGTAGAGTGGCCTCCTTACAAGTGGTAAGTCACTGGTTCGAATCCAGTATCGCCCATTGCATAAATACTCAAAAAAGAGTACAATGGAATCACTTTATAAACTACTATCTGATACTCAAGCAAGTCTTTTTGTTCTCTTTCAAAAGACTTGGATATATCATTGGAATGTAGTAGGTGATGACTTTAAACAGTTTCATGATCTCTTTGGAGAGCAGTATGAAGCAATGTTTGAAGAGATTGACAGGATCACTGAACATATGAGATACTTAAATGTAAAACCAGTTCCTACTCTTTCTAGAATTACCGAAGTTTCTCATATCACCGAAACAAATAGTGCTCTAGATACAATGGGTATGGTTCGTGACTTGTTAGAAGGACATCAAAAGATTGTTGACCTTCTTATTCAAGTATCAGAAGAAGCAGAAAATCAAAAATCAAAGGGAACTATTAATCTTGTTGATGATTTGAATGAAGCGCACGGCAAATTTATTTGGATGTTAAGATCGTTTACACAATGAAGAAAAAGACATTTAATAAACTTATTCAAAAACCTTTGAGGTTTCATCACCAAGATATTCATGAAGAACTTGATGATATTAAATTACGATTAGCGGACATAGGGAGATTGTTAGAAAATGTTAGTAGTGAGATGCAGAGATTGCAACAAGGAAATAACTAGTACAAATAAAACTCAAGTTTGTGGTTGTCCCAATATGATGACTGTCAAAGGTGATAGTGTTTCAGCTCTTGACTTAAGTAGAGTAGTTATGCTAAACTCTATGCAGAAAGAACAAAAAAATGTTCTGACCTCTCAAGATATTGCTTGGCAGGAAGCACGTAGACAACGTAAAGTACGTCGTTTAGATTTTGAGGTTCGCTGAACCTATTTTGGAAAGGTGTCCGAGTGGTTTAAGGAAACGGTCTTGAAAACCGTCGTGTTAATAGCACCGTGGGTTCGAATCCCACCCTTTCCGTTTTAAGATTAGTTACAAATTTAACAATTCCTTCAACAGTGTTACGGTATGAACACAAAACGTTGACCGTTAAATTCTTGTGATTAGTATATAGTAGTATCACAGGGATAAACCTATGGATCAACACACCTATGATAACTGGGTGAAGATCAAGGCAACTTTTGAAGCCTCTGGCAACACTAATAATATGTTCTACTACAGGGCATGTGAAATTGTAAAAACCAAAAAAGATCCCCTTGCAAAGTTTCTTGGAGATGAAAAGTGATGGAACCTCAAGACGAATTTATTACACGTTCTGAAGTTCAGGAGATGATTGATGCAGCAATACGACGACACAACCGTAATGCTTCTATCATTAGCATGTGCGTCGGTTGGGTGGTTCTTGCTTTATTTGCTGAGGGATTATTGAGGTTGATTGGTGTTATTCCGCCATTACTACCATGGCTCAAAATCACTCTGAACTAATTTTTCTAGTTCCCTGGTTTGTTCTTGTGGTGATTGCACTTACGATGTTTGTGCAAGGTTGGATGATTATGAATGCTCATCGTGGGTATTCTAAAAGTCCAAAAGTCAAACATCCAGAATTAAACGACGTTAAAGCGGGGGATCCTTTACTGGTGATTAAGTTTACAGAACAGGACATCGAACAATTACAGCAAAAAATATTCCAACAAAAAATGGAAGAACTTTTTGAAGAACCATCTACTTACGAGGATGAAGAAGATGAATAAAACAATATATACTGCAATGACAGTATTTGGTGTCATTGGACTTTTTGTTATATGGGGATTAAACCACGCATATCTACAATAGGAGTTACTGCATGAAGATTTTTTTAGATACGGCTGATGTTTCATTGATTAAATCAGCATACGATACAGGATTATTGGATGGTGTCACTACAAATCCATCACTTATCCTTAAAAGTGGCAGACAACTTCTAGAAGTCATTACAGAAATCGCAACAGTTTTTTCAAGATTGGAAAGTATTTCAGCAGAAGTTGTTGCAGATACATCAGAAGAAATGCTGTCACAAGCAGAAAAGTATTATACAATTTCTCCAAGTGTCACTATTAAAGTTCCTTGCACTGTAGAAGGACTAAAGACATGTAAGTTTCTTTCTGATAAAGGAATTAAAACGAATGTAACTTTGGTGTTCTCTGTGGCACAGGCAATTCTTGCATCTAAAGCAGGAGCAACATTTATCTCACCATTCGTTGGAAGATGGATGGATAATTCAATTGATGGTATTGAGTTGATTAAAAATATTCGCAAGACATTTGATTACTCAGGAACAAAAACGCAAATTCTTGCAGCATCTCTTCGGGATGTCCGGCAAGTCGAACAATCTGCACTTATGGGAGCAGATGTAGTTACAATACCACCAGTTGTATTCTGGGCAATGTATAAGAATATTATGACTGAGAAGGGTTTAGATTTATTCCAAAAGGATTGGGATGAAGTTCTAAGGACAAGAGGGGATAAATGAAAAAGTTTAACGATATAGTTCTATTGGTTACGATAGCAATCATAGATTTTCTGTATCGTAATCATCCAATACAAAGATTTTGGGTTTTAGAAACTATTGCTAGAGCACCTTACTTTGCATTTTTAAGTGTTCTTCATTTGAAAGAATCATTAGGTCTAAGGGGAGAAGAACACTTGTACCTGATGAAAGAACACTTCACACAGACGGTAAATGAAACTGAACATCTGGAGTATATGGAAAGCATCGGTGGTGCTGATCGTTGGGTGGATCGCTTATTCGCTTGGCACTTGGTTCTGGTCTATTACTGGATTATGGTTAGTTACTATTTCGTTGATGCTGTGGATGCTTATCATATAAATGCTGGTATTGAACTACACGCAACAGAAACTTATCTAAATTACCTCTGGGAACATCCAGAAGATAAAAAGATTGCTAGTATTGCTGTGGATGAAATGAATCACTATATTGAACTCACAAGAGCGATGGAATTAGTTTAATGAAAAATATAGTCATCTTTGGCGCAACAGGAGACTTGTGCCGCAGGAAACTCATTCCTGCACTCTATGAACTGCATAAGAAGGGTTTGCTTCCTGATGATTTTGTGATTACTGGGGCATCCAGAACACAACACAGCAAGCAAAGTTGGTTACACACACTTGGTTCTTATTCAGAAGATTTTGTCAATCGTCTGAACTATGTGGTATGTGATTTATCTAATGCTGAAAGTCTAAAAAAACTAGACCCAGGTGATGATGTAACGTTCTTTCTTTCGGTTCCACCCGAAAGATATGGTGATGCAGTTCTCAGTCTGAAATCTACTGGTTTTGTGGATGATCCACGAACCAGTCGTGTGATTATTGAGAAACCTTTTGGGTATGATTTAAAATCTGCAGAAGAACTTCAGGTGATTGTTGCAGAAAATCTTCGTGAGAATCAGGTTTATCGTATCGATCATTATCTTGGTAAGGATACGGTGAATAACATTCTTGCTACAAGGTTCAGTAACATTCTTCTGGAACCCTTGTGGAACCGTGATTATGTTGAGGAAGTTCAAATCTTTGCAACTGAAACAATCGGTTGTGAAGGGAGGGCACAATATTATGAAACTGCTGGTGCTGTAAGAGATATGTTACAGAATCATATGCTTCAACTCCTTGCTCTGATTGCTATGGAAGCACCTTGCAAGAATAATGCAAAGGAGATTCGTAGAGAGAAGGTTAAAGTTCTTTCTGCAGCACGACTAGGAACTCAGTTAGTTTGTGGTCAGTATGCTGGATATAAAACCGAACAGGGTGTGGGTTCTGAATCACAGACTCCTACCTTTGTTGCTGGCGATATCTATATTGATAACTGGAGGTGGCAGGGAGTTCCTTTCTACTTTATGACTGGTAAGAAACTTCCGGTGTCTTGTGTGGAGGTTGTCATTAAACTGAAGGCACCACCAGTTCGTTTGTTTAATGGACATCACTATAATGACCGTATTGTAATGAGATTCCAACCAGATCCTCATTTTGATATTCAAATTGACATTAAATCACCTGGATTGGATGATAAAATTGAAACAGCAATCCTCAAGCATAATTATCCAGAGGGTGCGATTGATGGTTATGTAAAACTTTTTTATGATGCAATTAATCAAGATCAATCACATTTTGTTCATTCTGAAGAAGTATTGGAATCTTGGAGAATTGTTGATGATCTTCTGTGTGTTGGGGATTCTTGTCCTATCAACACAAGACCTTATTCATACTCTGGAACTTGGGGACCAGAGAAACAAATCAAAAAAATCACAAAGTGGGATTATCCACTAAAACTTGTTTAGGAGAAAGTTATGAAAGTAGGACTGATTGGTTTAGGGCGGATGGGCGAAGGAATGTCCCGTCGTATGATGAAAGCGGGAATCGAAGTATGGGGTTACAGGAGAAACTATGATAAAGCACAAGAAGCATACGAAAACGGATATGTTAACGGTGTTACAACTACTATACAAAGCCTTGTTCAGGTAGTTAAATCTAATAATAAACCAGGCATTTTTATGATGGTGGTGCCAGCAGAAACAGTAGAGGAGACGATTGATGAGTTACTACGATTTTGTGGTGAAGGAGATATTATTATTGATCATGGCAATAGCAATTTTAAAGACAGTCGGAAGAGAGCAGAACGTCTG